CTCCAGATCATCTCGGGTGTCATCAGATCACCAAGGCAAGCCGTTCAGGGTGGCAGGAGATTTCTTAGCGGCGATCTGAGCCCCCAATGCAGCTTCGGTTTCATCCTTGTCCACCGAACCCCAGACCCATGCCAGTACGTCGGCTTCGGTCAAGCTGTCGTAAGGCACGAAGCCCTCAGCCGATGGGTCTGGAGTGAAGCTCACAGTGCCGTAGGCTGATGCGGAGTAGTCCTCGTCAACAGCTGTCGCGCGCCAGTGGGCCACGGTCACGCCGCCGTCAACGGCGTTGCGGTCAAGTTGAGCGATGCTCCAAGTGATCGTCGTCATTTTGAGGTCCCTTTACCCAGAGAGGCGGCTAACATGTTCATGAAGGCAATACGGCCCACCTGAAGCTGATCCAGATTAAAGCGCGCTGAACCAATCTTGCGGTCTAGATCGGCGACGTGATTGACAAACGTCTTTTGCTCATCCGTCAGCTGATCCTCGGTATATTCGATGTCATTGATCGTGATGGTTTGGGTTTGTTTCTGTGCCATCGTGATCTCCTTTCTGTTGTTGTTAGCCAACCCTGTAGACAGTGAAGGTGTTGGTAGCGGTTTTGCGAACTCTAAACACACCCGTGATGTTAATAGCCACGCCCATAGCGCCAATCAGCGTAAGACCCGCAGCCGTAACAAGAGTAGCGGTACCCGTCCCTGTGTTGATAACAGAGAAGTCGAAGGACATGTTGGTTGGGAATGTGGCAGGGACACCACCTTCAATATTCGTCCCGGTTGGAAGCGTAAGGTTTGCTGCGGCACCAGTGTATCGGATGATGCCGTTTAGAAGTTCAGCGATAGTGAGGGTGGCAGCGGCAGCTTTAGAGGCCTCAGCAGGTTGGTTCTTGTAGACAACACCCGTTGTCATCGTGTTGCCAGTGACGTGCAGGGCAGCCAACGCTTCGGTGTTGCCGATAGCTACGTTGCCCGTAGTCGCGATCCGCATGCGTTCGATGTCATTTACTTCAAAAATAACAGGTGTGCTGCTGATCGATCCGACAACAAAACTGTCGGTAAGCGCCGAAACAAGCCCGGTAACCGCCGTTGCATCAGTTTTTTGAAAACGTATAGCACCGCCAGAAGGCCCGCTGATCGTCGTTGTTGTGATAGAGAGCCCGAGATTGGTGGGTGAGTTTGTCCCAATACCTATGGCACCATTGGCGGCAATCCTCATGCGCTCATTAGGGAAAGACCCTAACTCAGAATTTGTGCTAAACACCAAACAACCCGGGACGGAGCCAGAAAAAACACTGCCATCTACATAAGAAAGAATGTTTGCCCCGCTTGCAAAATCAGCCCCGTCGCTTCCGTTAAAACCGATGCCACCAAGAATGGTTCCCGTGGTCACCGCCGTTTGAGTACCAACGACGTTGCTGAGGGACTTGTTAAAAATAACATTTGGATCGGACGTGGTAGTCGAGCTGTAATTAAACAGACCCATGCCCGCCCTGCTTTGGCTAGTCCCTGAAATTTGAAAGTAAGGAATTTCCGCACTACTGCCAACGCTATCGGGCACCGTCCTGCCAGTGGTGTCACCTATAAGCACCCGACCCGGAGCGTCGATCCGCATATGTTCATTGCCGTTCGTAGAAAAGCCAATAGTATTAACGAGCGGGAAGAAGATACCGGTGTCAAGGTCGCCGAAGTGGGTGATTGACGGCGCGGCTTCAGTACCGTCCCCAAAAGAAGCAGCGCCATTAACAGAAAGCAATGCGTCCGGGGCGGTTGTAGAAATTCCAACAAAACCAGCAGAGGTAATCCGCATAGCTTCAACACCACCTTCAGCGAAGGCCATGGTATCGGCAGCCGGGAAGAAGATACCCGTGTTTAAGTCTCCGAAGTTGGTGATCGAAGGTGTGCCAACAGCGCCATCACCAAAAGAGGCAATACCATTAACGGAGAGCAGCGCGTCTGGAAAAACTGTGCCGATACCGACGTTGCCGGTAGAGGTCATGCGTATGCGCTCGGTACCACCCCCAGAGAAGGCGATAGTATCAGCCGCAGGAAAGAAAATCCCCGTGTTTAGGTCGCCAATGTTTGTGATTGAAGGTGTGCTAGCAGAACCATCATCAAAAGAGGCGGCACCACCATCAACGGAAAGTTTTGCGTCTGGAGCAATTGTGCCAATTCCCACAAAACCGGAAGAGGTGATCCTCATAGCCTCAGAGCCGCCCTCAGCGAAAGCGATAGTGTCGGTAGACGGGAAGAAGATACCTGTGTTCAGGTCTCCGATGTTTGTGATCGAAGGTGCAACGACAGAACCGTCCGCAAAAGAAGCCGCACCATTAACGGAAAGTTTTGCGTCCGGAGAAAGTGTGCCGATACCGACGTCACCCGAGGAATTAATCCGCATAGCTTCAACACCGCCTTTAGTGAAGGCAATGGTGTTAAAGGCCGGGAAGAAGATACCAGTGTCAAGGTCGCCGAAGTGGGTGATTGACGGCGCGGCTTCAGTACCGTCCCCAAAAGAAGCAACACCATTAACGGAAAGCCTTGCGTCCGGAGCGTCAAAGCCGATACCGACGTCACCCGCAGAGGTAACCCGTACACGCTCAACACCAACTGTGGACACAGCAATCGCCCCAGCAGAGGGAGACCAAATTCCTGTTTCGTCCTGATTTGTAAAGGAAATAGACGGAGCGTTAACAACACCGGGATTAAACAATGCTGAAGCATTGTTTAGGGTGGGGTTAGTGAGCACGGTGTTAAAGAGCGCGGCGTTGTTTGACAGAACAACAGAGCCGGTCCCGGTTGAGGTCGTCGTTCCGGTACCCCCAAGGTCCACCGGTATGGGAAAAGAGATGGGCCCAGTTTGGAAAAACACGCTCATCTGGGCGAGGCTGATCTTTACCGATGAACCAGCCTGTACAGCCTCCAAAAGCTCCGGGCCAGAAAGGCCAGCGACGGCTGGGAGGTTTGGAATTTGAATGTTTGCCATCAGATCGGACCTGTTTCTGGAACGTCGGTGTTACCATACGGCAAACCGGGATCATTGTCACCCGGGGCATTGGGATCGGTGCCGGGTTCCTCATTAAGACTGCCGTTCGCGAAGCCGGTCTGCTGCGTAACACGGTTGTCGTCGTTTTCGGTAATGCGGAAGTCACCGCCGGGCACCGGGATGCCAGTCTTAAAGTTGACGGTGTCCATTCCCGAAGTCACCCGATAGTCTGTAGAGGCCGTGATATAGGTCTCCGGGCGCGGGTTCAGGATCGGCGGCGGATCACCCGGCAACGTCAAGCTGCGCAGCTGAGACTGCATTTGATCGAGGCACCGCTGGCACACCAAAATGCGCTTGTTCTGCACCGTAGCACCCGCCCAGTCGAACTGGAACTGCAGGTTGACGTGGTTGTACCTAAAACCACACCGGTCGCATATCGCATGCGCCTGAGGGTTTACGGAGGATGTTCTGGCGCGACCAGCGATTGACCCGTAGCTCATCTGAAGTAGCCCCCGATCATCGGTGACATGTAGACGTTCGACGTTTCGATGTTCTGGTCTGCGGCGATCTTGTAGCTTTCGTCGGCCTGAGCCTTGAGGGCAACGGCGATCTCGGGCTTCCAGATGCGGGCGAGGCGGTACGCGAGGCCGTCAGCGAACGCCTCGAGCCACAGGTACGGGATTTCCAGTTGCGTGGTGCCAGACATCGAGCTGTCTTGGATGCGGCGCACCCGATAGTACTTGATGCTCTGGACGCTCTGCCCATCCGGCACCGGCCAGAGGGTGAAGGTCGGTGACAGCGTACGATCAAACCAGTAGACCGTCGGAGCGCCCTGCACGGTCTTGTTCGAGTACGATGCATATTCCGAGCGGCTGATCGGCATGAGGGGCCGGTCGATGGGCGGGGACGTCAGGTCATCATGCCGGGCGTAGGCGTCCAGCATAACAACCGTGTTGGGGTCCACGTCGTACCGGTCGATACCGGCAATGAGCGGCACCTCGATCAGGTCTACGGCCCACAGGTTCACCCCTTGGTTCGACCAGCGGGCGCACATCATGTTGGCGGCCATGCGGGCGGCCTCCATGTGCTCCTGCACGATGGCTGTCGGCCGGATACCCACGTTCATGTAGGCGTAGATCGTGATCTCGCCGAGGCCCGGGTTGAAGTTATAGGTGCCGGTTGTGGCCATTACAGGCTCCCGTCATTCTTGATGAGGACCAAGATAAACATGGCCGAAGCCGAGTTGTTGTTTGAGCTGCCCTGCGCCGTAGCCTCGAGCGTTGTCTTCTCGGGGATTTGCAAGGGGTATTCGAAGACGTAGTCAGCGACCCCGTTGTTCACGGTGGTGATAGCTGCAGTGCGGCGAATGTTGTCTGTTCCTATGGTCATCAGACGACCGCTAATCTGCGCAGAGCCCCCGGGCTGCCCTGCGGAGAACAGACCCTGCGAGACGTATGCCGTGTAGCCCGCCGGGACCGTGTAGCTCCCAGTGATGCGCTGGTTGTAGTCAAACTTGATGAGGTCGTAGACCGTAGCCGGGACACCAGCGGTGACGGTGCCATCGCCAAAATAAATGTCCCCCGCAGCTGACAATCCAGAGCCTGCGGTCGCGACATACGCGTTGTTGATGTGCAGGAACGACTGGGTCGTCAGCACAGCCGTCTGTCCGTTCAGGGTCACGATTTCGCTGATCTCGTTGTAGTTGGCATCAAGGCCAGCCACGAAAACAGTTCTCGCCCCAGTTCCTGCGGCAGTATCGTTAGCATCGCTAGACGAGACCTTCATCTGCAAGGCCGCCGCAGGCAGCGGAAGAATGCCTGTATAGGGCCAGACGGTGACGCGCGAGGTATCTACGTCTGGGTTGTAGCCAAACACGACAACGCTGCGGTGGCCAGTAATCTGGCCCCGCGATACTTGGAGTTCGAACGGCTCAAACCGGCCAAACTGCGAGACTGATGGTGTCGTGACGGTCATGTTTTAACAATCCCATGCCCTAAGGCTTTTGTTGATCCGGCTGTTCGGGTCGCGAGCGGTCTTTTCGCTGGTCAGCTTGCTCTTCATGCCGCTCATTCTCGCACAGAAAGATGCCTTTCGCCCAGCATCTTTTTCCGTTTTCGGCTTCGGGGCTGGGGGCTTGAGGTTCATGCCCTCCGCCTTCGCCGATGCGCGACCCTTGGCGTTCAAGCCGCCCTTCGGGTCCTTTCCCTCTGCCCGCGTCCATGCTGGAGACTTCGCCATTAGCGCATTCCAGCCTGAACAACGTATGCGGTGACAGTGCCGGACCCGGCGGTGATGTTGATGGACAGGGCATGGTGCGGAACCGTGATGGAGCCGTTCGTTGCGGCCGTCAGTCCCGAAAAACCAGTCGGGGCGGCCCAAACAGTCGGCGTACCAGTGGACGGATCGTCCATGGAAATTTCGATGCTGTAGGTCGGTGTGCCAGTGATGGTAACGACAAGGCCGACATTGAAGGGGTTTTGGAAGCTGTCCGACGCGATAACTGCGCTGCGACCAGTGTCTGTTTTTGAAATCGTAACGGGGGTCATCTCGCGTCTCCTGTGGGGTAGAAGGGGCCTTTCGGCCCCTCCATTAGTACTTGGCCTTGGGGGCAGCTGCCGACATCAACGGCATGCCGTGGACGCTTGCGCCGCCGATGACGTTCTTGCTGCCGGTTGCGACGTGGGCAGAGGTGTTGCTGCTCTTGTCGGTGCCGGTTTTGACCGTCTTGGTGACAGACATGGCGGGCTTTTTGTTGCCGGTGCGCATTGATGTCACTCCTTACGGCTGCTGAGCGTAGACGAGGGTCACGCGAACGTAACCGGCCGAGGTCGCGCCGGTCGGGGTCACGGTCACCACGACAGGAGCAGTGGTCGGGGCAGCAACGCCCAGAACCGTGACGTTCGACATGGCGGCAAGCTGCGCAGCTGTGAAAGTCGGGGTGATGCGGCCGGTCGCGGTCTTCACATCAACGCCGCTCGCATATTCCGTGCCGCCAGCGGTGATGCCGACCGACAGGACAGCCGAGGTGCCCGAGTTGAAAGCGGTCAGAACATCAACAAGGATGTTGATGATTTTCGAGCCAACGGGGATGTAGAGCGTCGACGACACAGCGGTGGTGCTGTTCTGGGTGATCGAGGTTTCCTGTTCGAGAACCGCAAGGCCGAGGTTCGGGCCATTGGTTTCGCCGGTCTTCAGGGTGCCGGAGCGGACGGGGCCGCTGAAAGTGGTAGTACCCATTTGGGCATCTCCTTGCACGGTGACCGCCCTGTCTGTGCAAAGTCCGCTGGGCGCGGTCAGGACGGAGTTTCAGCCCAGAGAAGGGGTAAGGGGAGCCCGAAGGCTCCCCCAAGTTCTGTCCCTTAGGAGGGGAACGAACCGAAGATCGAGCGCCAGTTGTAGTACCCGAAGGAGTACCGCTCGTAGCCCTTGACCAGAAGGTTATCCGTAACGAAATCGACCTGCATGTCGGTTTCGAACTTCACACGCTCCATGTACGACAGGCCGTCGATGTTGGTCAGCAGGAACCAGTTGGATGCCGAGGTCAAGAAGTCGTTGACCATGTATCCTTCGGGCAGGCCGCCAGCGGTCGACATGATTGCGTTCACGTCGTTGTCGGCGGTGCCGGGGCGCAGTTCCGTCTTCGTCAGGCGGATTGCGACCGGTTCCAACTGCGGCGGAACGACCAGTTTACGGCCGCGAGCGAACACTTTCAGGCCAGCCTGATCGCGGAAGTTGGTACGGATCGAGATCATGCCATTCAGCAGGGTCGCTTCGTTCAATTCCACTTGGGTGGTCGGGGTGTTTGCAACAGTGCCGCCGTCGATGGGGTGCGAGGTGGAGCAGAGCGCCACGCCGTCACCACCGATTGCGCCATTGTAGGTCGTCGCGGTGTTCAGGACGTTTGCACCGTAGATTTCCTTGGTCTGCTGGAAGCTCTCGATCAGACCGAGGTTCGACGGGGCGAACTGGGTTTTGTACAGGTTGTCGTCGACGGCTTTGCGGGTAATCGCGTAGCCCAGACCGATTTCAACGTGCTCTTGGTTGTAGATGAAGCGCTCACCGGCGTTGTTGTCGAACGCGGTTTGGCCACCTTCAGTCTTCAACTGCGCAAAGCCAAGGTAGCGCATCTCGGCAGTACGCTCGAGAGCCATCTTGGAATTGTGCTTCGTGAAGATTTTGTCGTACTGAGACGGGATCATCTCGTACTTGCCTTCAACGCCACGGAGGCCGGGGAGCAGAAGGTCTTTAATGGCGGAGAGATTGACAGCCATGTTTCATGCTCCTCAGATGCCGGTCAGCTGTTTGGTGCTGACGTTGTTGAAGGCCACGATGACGAGGTTATAAGCCCCAGCTTCGGTGCCCGGTGCGCCGGGTGGATCGATGTCCAAGCCCACGATGCGGAAGGGCAGCGTGTTCGTGGTACCGACCGTCGACATGTCGACGGATGCGCCGGAAATACCGCTCATGGTGTTGCCGGTACCAATGGCGAAGTTCACGTTCGCATTGATGTCAGCAGCGGTAGCGCCGGTAGCGCCGGTCTGGGCGATGAACTTGGCGTTCGGATCGTTGACGATGTAGCCCTCGACAGTCTGCGAGGAAGCAACATCCGAGCCGGGCCAGTAGTTCGACCACACGGTGCGCTTTTGTGCAACCGAGAGGTACTTGCAGCCTTGGAAGACGCCAGCGATCTGGGTCGTGCCGGGAGCGCCGACAACGACATAGCCGTTTGCATCAGGAAGGACGGGGTCGCCATAGAAAATGGCGGAGGCGTTGTAGGCAATGCGAACGGCAATTTGTTCGTAGGTCGGTGCCGACCCGTTGCCGCTGTACTGCCGGAAACCGAAAGGCGCGGAGGTGTTCGCCATAACGGGTATCTCCTTTGCAGGAGGTCCATCATCGCGCACCGGGGCGAGTGTAGAACCGTGGGTTTCAATCTTCCGCACCGAGCGGAGAGTGGCTGCATACTCTCACGTCACAACCAGATTGTCAAAGGGTCACCCTTAACGGTCGTCAGTATCGTTTTGGGGCGCTTTATTTGTCGCCCCGCCATTCATAAACGTGGAGACGTAGGGCTCGAGATTGTCCCATGCCTCTTGAACGGCGGGAGTTCCCTCCCGCCGTATCGCTTTTCTGAGGCGGTCGATCTTGTTGTAGATCGTGACGGCCTTAATCATGCTTCAGGGATGGGCATGGCTTCATACCCCTTCTTGATCTTCGCCATCTCGTTGCCCTTGTTGGAGCGTTCGAACTGGCCAGCCGGGGCTGCGGAGAGCTGCTCTTCCTTGGCGCGGACCTGCAGGCGGGCGCGGCGGAGTTCGATTTGGCGAACCTCTTCCGTGATCTCTGCGGGGCGCTCCATCAGGACCATACCCTTGCGGGTGATCTCGACACCCTTGTAGCCAGCAGGCATCATCTCAGGGTGGCGGCTTGCGGGAACAGCTTCCCAGC